AATGAGGTGAAATATAACGAGCCTCCGGTTCCACTTTATAATAGTCCGATATTCAATTTTGATGAAAAAACGATCTCATAACTTTTTTACACAATTCACACTTCTTTTGTTCCCCATCAATGAAGTGGATTGAGTATGCTTTGCAGTGAGTACAAATATCCATACTATTTTAATCTAATCATGTAAGTAATAATAACCCCGTCTTTCTCTGCTTTCTTGCTTAACTTCTGCATTATATTTCTATAAGGCATTGTCTTAAGGTCAATTAAAGCTTGGTCCATATTAGAAGAGTGAAGTAATTAAGCTGATAATGTTTTTAGTAATAGCACCTATGAAGAACCCATCAATTGGAGTTTGTCCTGAGACACTCCACAACACAAAGCCGATAGCATCGACTGTCAGCACAATCATCAACATATTAAGAAAGAAGTGAATGAGTGTTTTCATATTAGTTTACAGCACAGTATGTGTGAGCCTTAAGACCTACTTCATCAAGCATTCTTGCTACTTGATACATTGTTGTTGAGTCTGAAAAATTCTTTTCTAATAGAGCTAATCCCTTCTTGAATGAACGTGTATTTTCTGTGTACATTCTAGGCTCATTGTAGAAGTCTGTTTTATCTGCTCCGTAAAAAGTGTTATCTTTTCTGAGAGTGATTGAACAAAGATCGTTACTAAAAACTGTCTTTAAATTTGTATTTGTGTTTGTCATAGTATTGCTTATTACTTCTGTAATATCTTAATACTACTGCGCTACAGATAAAAAGTAAAGTGTAAAGCTGTGCGAAACTTTTTAAGCTATATATTACAAAAGTTTTTTACTGCTTTTCCTGCTTCTTCATCTGTCTTAAAAGAGCCTAAATAAATGTATTTTCCGTTTCTACAAATCCCTGCCTGATAGCTATTTCTCTTCTTACATACTCCGTAAAATTTAGATGATGTTTTTGTTTTATCAAATTTATGGATTGAGTTTTCTTGGTTAGTTACCCATTCAAGATTTGATACACAATTATTTTTCTTGTTTTTATCTTTGTGGTTTATCTGATCTCTAGTAACATCATTATTTTCTATAAAAGCAAATCCAACAAGACGATGAATGAAGTGCCCTTTTCTAACTCTATTCTTAGAAGTTAAATTTACCTTTAAATATCCTTTATGATTTGTAAAACAACTAGGATAGTTTTCTTTTCTTAAAAAGAATCCACCATTAGGCATCATTGTTTTCTTCTCACAAGCAAAAACTATTCCTGTATCACTTATTTTATAAAGTCCCTCATACCCTTTAATATCTTTAAAAGTCATTAGTTGAGTATACTATTATTTATATAATTTTGATAATAACTGAATGTCTATTTGTTCTGCAACCTTACCACACATGACCGGCGGTACAGACATTCCTAAAACATACTTAATAAAGTTGTAAGAAGTCTTAATGAAGTCGTAATCTTGAGGGAATGACTGAATAGAAATTAGATCATTACTTGATACTTGAAAAGCTTTGTCATAGAGATAGTAAGCAGAACCACTTACAAGAGTAGGTGGAATTTTATCATCATGCAAAATTGTTTCACTGAAGTAACTAGCCTTGTTATAAAGTCTCTTTGCTATAGCAGCAAAGTTAGAATCACTCTTGATTCTATGACTCCACATTGCAAACATTTTTGTATCAGGATTCATCGGGTTAGAGATTCCTTTATCTGTTCTGATGTCTCCAAAAAATACAGGCTTCTCATTAAATGAAAGTGTTAGTTTAGGCAAGTTTAAATCTTTTCTTCTTGCAATGAAAAACACTCTTTCTCTTCTCTGAGGAACACCCATGTTAGAACCATTGAGAAGGAATAACTGAGCATCATAGCCAGCCTTATCAAAAGCTTCATTGATTGCTATAACATATCTCTTAGCGTTTCCTGCAATAAGACCTTTAACATTTTCAGCAACAACAATTTTAGGTTGTAACTTTTTAGCTAGATCAATGAAATCAAAAAAGAGATCATCAAGTGTCTGCTCTGCTTGTCCCTCTCTAAACTTCTTTTTCTCTCCCCACTTTTCTTCACGACTTCCTGACATTGAGAAAGATGAACAAGGAGGTGAGCCATCAAGAATATCTAGGTTGTACATTTCTACAGGCAAATTCTCTTGTTGAACGAGTGAACGAATATCCATCAAGTGATAGAACTTAGGGTTGTGATTTGCTTGGTATATTTTCGCCATTTCTGGGTCGATGTCATTAGCTCCTATCACTGTATAACCTGCGAGCTTATACCCCATGGTACTTCCACCACCACAAGCAAAACAAGAATAGACTTTAAAGCCATTCTTGGTTGTTGGATAATCTGTAGCCTTGTTCCAAATTGCTTTCATGATTATGATGTCCACTCGAACGAACATTTAGGACAAGTGTGCTTCATCTTTGTAGCACCTTCTGCTTTCATCTTATCCATATCGATCTCTTTTGATACAGGTGGCTTCCAGTCTATCTCTTCAAGGTTATAACCTTCAAGGTTGATAAATGAAAGGTCTATTTCTTTCATGTCTAAGGTAAACTCTCCAACACTATCAGGAGTCATAAGACCATACTGAGAAGAGATGATGAGGGTAGCATATCAAGAGCAATAAAACGACCTGCACCATCTGCAATATACTTTCCTTCTTCCCAGATAAACATAGGAATTGTGAAGCCTACTGTTAAGATTGAAGCCTTAAGATCGCTAACATCTCTATTCTCTTTTTTCTTCAGAGCGTTTGGCTCATACTGAGCCTTAAGAATTGCCCATGGAATGAGTGGAAGATTTGCCGGATTTTCTACTATTATTTTTTTCATAATTAAAGTGTATCAAATTTATTTTTATAATGCTCTATCGCTCTCATATATTCAAGCTCTGAGTAACTGCCTGCATATTGCTGACTCTCTTTATAAAGCTTGTCAGCTGTTCCTTTTCCACATCTACGATCTAACTCATAGCTGAAAGGAATTGAAGCATCTGGGGTCCATTCTGGGTTGTTACAGCGCTTACACTGAAGATGCACGTTTCTCTCATCAAAGAGAGTTTTGAAGTTCCCACGAGTTACTGAGATATAATGGCCTGCATCCCCTTGTTTCCAGTCTTCTAGGATAGCAGGGCAAGACACACACTTTCCTTCATACTTGATAAAGTCTCTCTTTCGTGTGTATTGTGAAAATATTGCCCATAGAACCCCCTTAAGTCCTGTATAGCGTGTTGACTTAATCCCCATCACTGTTGGATGTTTTACGACTCTTTTTGCCTTAGGCTTGGAAGCTTTCTTTTCTCTTGCGACTTTTTGCTTCTCAATCATTTCAGCATAGGTCGGTCTTTTAAATCCTGTCCTTTTCATTTGTTTTAAATAACTACTTTTTAAAACCGAAGTTAGTATTTCTCTGTAACCTACCACCACGCCCCCACTGGTGAGCAAGTTTATAGTGATAGGTTACAAAGCACCAGTTGACCTTTCGGCTGTTTCAATTATCGCATATAAAATAAAAAAGCCTAGTTTATAACTAGACTTTTTTACAAGATTGTTTGAGATTCTCTGGTTTGAATTTTAGTTAGGCTGTTGCTTCATCAGCTACAACTGCACCACCTTCAACTTCCTTAACTTCACCATCAACAACTTCTACTGTTCCAGTTCCGTCTGGCTGTGCATGAGTTCCGATCTCACGCATAAAGTATTCTTCATTTTCGTTGTTACCATCCTTGTTAGGATTCTCAAAACGAATAACTCCGATTGCTGTTGTAGCTTCGATGTAACCATCTCCGAATGTAAGACCATCTACTGGTGTACATTCCTGAGTTGCTTTACTGATAACCTCATACTTGATTGAATTGTCTTCCATAAAATTTTATGTTAATTTTTTTGCTTAATAAGTACACTTTAATAATACCACAGACTAAATCAATTCATCTAGCCTGCGTCCACTTAATACCTTTTCATTGTTTCTTAGAACCCATCCGAGCTTAGGATCTTCTTCATATCTCTGCTCTTCTACCTTTCCAAAGCGTTTGATGTTATCACACATGTCTATGAATGTGCACTTTGTTTTACCGGGAGCAATTCTCATTCCTCTACCTACAATCTGAGTATAGAGAGTCAAAGACATTGTTGGTCTTGCAAGAATAATTGTATCAAGAGCAGGATAGTCAAAGCCTGTAGTTAGTACAGCAACATTGAAGAGTGTTTTAATGCTTCCACTCTTGAAGCCTTTTATTATATTTGCTCTTTCTGGTTTAGGAGTCATAGCATGAATATAAGCTGAGAAAGGTGTTGTCTCTGCAAGTTCTCGTGCTTCTTCTACCGATCTAACAAAGACTAGGCAAGAGCGCTGTCCTTTCTCATAAGCTTGTTTAAGAATAAGAGGAATCTTTTTGATGATCTCATTTCTTTCAATAGCTTCCTTAAGAGATGAATCAGAATATTCTGCACCTGTTGAATTTACTTTTAGGAAGCTTCCATCAAACTGCATTTCAACATAATTGATAGGAGCTAAAAAGCCTTCTTCATACATCTGAGATACTTGAGTTACATGAGCAAATTTGTTAAAGAACTGAGGTCGCTCTCTGATTAACAAGTTAACCTTTGAGAACTTCTTATAAGTGAATGGGTCGTTGTAAGTCTTGAGTCTGATAGGAGTAGCTGTAAGACCTAATACTTTTGCTGTTAACCTTGAGAGAAATTCAACATACATTGAATCATCTTTAGGCGGTACATTCTGACACTCATCAACTATCACATATTGAGTTGATGCAAACAGTTCAGGATTTTTGTAGATACTTCCTATAGTTGCAAAAGTCAGTTGTCCTTTTTCTTTTATTCCAACTGAAGCTGAGTAGATACTTGCCTTAACAAGTTCAGGATACTCTTCACATACAGCTTGATACTTCTTATAGTTTTGCTCTAAGAGTTCAAGTGATGGTTGTAAGATAAGCACTTCATCTTGAAGCTGTCTTGTGATGTCTGCGATTACTAAACTCTTACCACTTCCAGTCGGCATCACTAATATAGGTCTTGTCTTACTTCTTTCTGCTAGAAAAAACTCTACTGCTTTTGTTACTGCTTCCTTTTGATAATGCCTTAATTTATATTCCATATTTTCTTTTCTTTTGTTGTAAGGTTCGTTCTATTGTCCACCCTCTCTGAATTCTCCTGCGTAAGACTTGTGATGAAACTCCAATTAATGTTGCCCATTCCTCAATGTGTTTAGTAGCACCATTGAATACAATTTTTGATGCACGGATAGTATTTTGTTGTTGCTGTGAACGTGTATCCCACCGACAATTTTCTGGTTCATAATTCCCTAATGGATTGATTCTATCAAGTGTCATCCCTGAAGGTCTCTCACCCATATCTTTTAAGAAGTTCTCAAACAATTCCCACTGTTTACAAACTTTTATTTTTTTGTATCTTATTTGACTAGGATGGTTGCATTTACATCTGTTCTTCATTGCACTCCAACTAATATACGTTGGTGAGATTAAGGTTTTTGAATTATGTCCGTGCCTATAATTACTATTTTCTTTTCCTTTTTTGTTCATTCTTACATTATACCACAAGTCTATTTATTAAGTAACTACTTCCCGTATTTTGCAACTCTTTCGGCTTTCTTGATTGTCTTGTGCATTTGAGTATCAATGTCCTTGAGTCCGTTTAAGATTTGTCTGTGTTCCATGTTCATCATCTTAGCTACTTGCTTTGTCATTAGGAATAACATTGTCATTACATTCTCACTTGTAGTATTTACAAGATTCACTTTAACTTGCTTTCCTCCGTTAACAAGCTTTGCTGTGATTGATGGCTTTCTAAAAAAATTAAGGATATTCATAAGAGTTAATTAAATTGTTTCTAATACGACACGATATTCAGACAATCGGAATCTTTGCTTATTGAGTGGCTCGATAACTGTATCAAGAACCTTAAAGACTAGAGATGTGTCAGCTGTCCACTTGATTTGCTCTGTCTGAGCTACGAACTCAATATCAGGACACTCTTTTTTGTTCTTAAGCATTTCTCTCTGAGTCTCATCAATTCTTCTGTTAAGACGATTGATTTTGTCGTTATCAATACTTTGCAATAGTGTAGGATTTGCTTCAACTTCAGCGATGTCTTTTTCAAGCTGCTTAATTGTCTTTAAGAAAGGCTCATCATCAAACTCAAGCTTTACTGAATAGTCATGATCTCCTTTAGGAAGTTGCTTGTGAACTAGCATTTTAATCTTCCATCTACCATCTGCCTTCATTGTAATTTCACTAAGAGAGAACTTTGCTGTTATGAGAATCTTCTCATCTAAGTCTAAGAGTTCTTTTCTTGCGTTGTCTACTATCTCACCTAGCTCTTTTGTTACCTTCTCATTGTGAGCTTTAGTATCAACCTTAACTTCTTTCTTAATCTTAGGAGCTTTTACGTTTGATACTTCTTTTTTTGTTGTGTCTTTTTTTGCCATAAATTTTAATCTAAAATCTCACGTTTGTAGTGTTGATTCTTGACCTTCTCGTGAAGCTCACCAATCATTTGTCTCTGAGCTGAATCTCTACCTTTCTCTTTCTCAACTTTTTTAAAGTCTTCTGAGTTAGGAAAGATAAGCCCTTCATCATTGAAACAGACATTTTCAACCATCGCCAAGAATTCATTAAGGTCTTTTACTCTTTCAAAAGTAACCATCGAATTTACTTCTTGAGTTATGTGTCCTGTATGGTCGTATTTCAAAAAACCTACCATCTTCTTAATCTCGTTTGTTCCTCTTTCAATTGATTCTGAATCTATTGTGTCGGACCAGATATTAAACTTCTGTCTGACATAGTAAGGAACAACTGCCCCCCTGAAGAACCTCTGCATATTTTCAAGCTCTCCCTCTTTAAGCTTTAACACATCTTCAACAGTGAAATATTCTCCTGCGTCTTTCTCTTGCAACCTGTCATGCTGTCTCTGTAAAAAGACTAGAATTTCAGATCGCTTCACTCTTAGAATTTCACTTACTAAACTGTTAACGTCTGAATCTCTGTCTAGGTAGAAGAGCGACTTTGTTTGATTTTTTGTTATCATAGCTCTAAGTGATATTTTGCTTTTACATCTCTCTTAACTTTTTCTATATCGACCTTACTTTTATTCTTAGCTAACATGTAGACTTCAAGAATTGCTTTTGTCTGTTCCTTAGTAAATTTATTATTTACCCATTCTCTGATTTGCATTTCTTTGAACCTTCTCCCCTTTATAACTTTGATGAGTGTAGGAGGATAAAGCCCTAAATCATTCTGAAGCTTCTGTCTTGTCCTTCTGATTGTCTCAGAGTTCTCAAGGACTTCAACAATGTCTTTGAGAGTTACACCTTGCTTTGGTCGTGTCTCTCCTTTTATCTCTATTGATCTTATACATGAAGGATGTAAGTTGAGCCAGACCAGACACATCAGACGAGCATCATTATTTCTTGCTTCTTCATCATCTGCTAAGATGTCATGCACTAGGTAAATAATTTTATTTAAAGTCATATTACTTTGTATATTTTTTAGTGTTTTGTGATAGTGTTAACCACTGAATGTTACCTTTAATATAACCTTTAGTATTATCTATTCTATCTATACTCGGAGCATACTTTTTTTGAAAGTTACTTTTTATATATTTATTCTGCAACCTAATAAACTTAGAGTAGTTTTCTTTTGAGTTACAAAAATCAAAGAACTCTTCTTTTGATAGATAAGATTTACCTGTTACAGAGTATCTTCTATTATTACTTCCACCTTTTAAACATCTTCTTTTAATAGAAAGATATCTAATTAAAAATATTCTCTTAGGTTGATATCTTTGTCTATTAAGATCATAAATTCTTCTTTCTTCAGTGTGAGGTACTTTACAACAAGACTTACACTTATTAAGATGCCCATCCTTCATTTCATTATGTTTATAATAATTGTCTAGTCTTTTCTCTTGCTTACACTTGAAGCATACTTTATTGCTAGGCATGATATTATTGTAACATAGTAGATACCATTTTAGAAGGGTATATCTGAGATATCGGCATTTACGTCTCCGTAATCGATTGTATCTAAGTCAGGCATTCCTTGTCCTTGAACTTCAGGCTTCTGATCTCCTTGAGTCTTACCTCCTTGACCTTGTGGCTTGTTTCCAAACTGAACATGATTTGCAAGAATCTCTACACGATACTTCTTCTCTCCTGTTGTCTTATCATCCCAAGAGCGAGTTTGCATCTTACCTTCAATGTATATCTGACTTCCTTTGTCCATATACTTGCCGATATTATCAGCAGTGTTTCCAAAACAGACAATGTTGTGATACTCAACTTTTTCTGTTTTCTGCCCTGTGTTTTTATCCTTATAGACTTCATTAGTTGCTACTGAGAACGCAACAACTTTTGTTCCATTAGGAAGTGATTTTACTTCTGGTGATCTTGTAATGTTACCTAGAATTTGAATTTTATTGATGTACATAGTGTTATAGAATTAGAGAAACAATTTTTGAATGACCTTCGTCATACTTACTAATAAATTTATTGTAATGAACTTTAGAAGTCATGATGTCAACTGTGTAAGTTGATCTCTTGGCTGTTATTACATGAAGCGGTTTAAACTTGAACTTTGCATCATACGAGATAAAATCAATCTCATCTATATCAGGGCAAGTAATGAAGCCATGAATAATCTGATCTTTGTGTTCTGTCGGTATTTTGTTTTCAAGAATGTAACGGATGTGATTAGGAGTATCAGGACATTTAATTTCTAAGAGCTTTATTATCTTTCCTCCTTTCATTAAAAGTCCGTCTGGTGATATTCCTATTCTTCCATTTCTTATAAACGCTACTTCTTTAACTTTTACCTTGTTAGCTTTAGAGTAAACTTCTCTAGCTACTGGCTCAAGTGTTACCCCTCTATCAATGTGT